ACAATTAGGGGTGATTTTAGTAAAAAAGAGGTAGAAGATGAGTTAGATAAGGTTGATATAGTTGGTGATGCAGTAGAGAATTATCGAAGACTTGGACAAAACAAACCAGCTATAGCATTTTGTATATCAGTAAAACATGGACAATATGTAACTAATAAATTTAAACAGGCTGGATATACAGCAGAGCTTATAACAGGTTCTATGAAGTCTGATGATAGAAAAACATTGATAGATAATTTTAAAGATGGAAAAGTACAGATATTAGTTTCTATAGATGTAGTTTCAGAAGGATTTGATGTGGAAGGTTGCTATGTTGCTATCCTACTTAGACCAACACAATCAGAAGCTTTGTATATACAACAGGTTGGTAGAGTTCTTAGGCCAGAACCTAATAAAGTTGCAATAGTTTTAGATCATGTAGGTAATACAAAACGTCATGGATTTGTTGATGATGTTAGAGAGTTTGATTTACATCAGAAAGCAAAAACAAAAAGAAAAGGAGAACTTGCGCCAACAGTAGAAACTTGTGAGGTTTGTTTTGCAGTATATAGACCACAACCAATATGCCCTGTTTGCGGACATGAAAAAGAAATAAGAAAAAGAGAAATTACTTATGAAGATGGAGAATTAGTAAAGATGAAAAAGGAATTAAGACTTGATGAGGGAGATCCAATTATAGAAAAATCTACAGGGACAAAATTATATTTTTATGCTTGGGACGATGACCAGAAAAAGATAGGTTTTGAGTTTTCATTGAATCGTAAAAATGCAAAAGCTAAATGTTTTACAGAAACACAATTTAAAGATTTTTGTAAAAAAGATTTATATGGTATTCATTCAAAACATACAGATTATGCAAAGAAAAGATTTATTTTACAGTTTTTAAGTTTAGTCAGATTAGCAGAAGTAGATATAGATGATATTGCTGTAGTTAGATCAGAACAACAAAGAAGAAAAAAGTTAGAAGAGTGGAGTTGTAAGACATTAAAGGATTGGATAAAACTTGCAGAGAAACGAGGTCATAATCAATTTTGGGCTAAGAAAAGATGGGAACTCAGAAAAAAGCAAAAGCCTAGAAATAACTACAATGATGACCAGTTCTTTGGGTTCTGATGTCATAGTGTGGAAAACTAGACAGTTAAATTTGTTGACATAACTAGATTCTATTTATATAGTGATGTTACAGATCGCAAAAGTGATGACACTAACAGCACAAGAAATTACTTCTAAACTTACTGAGCAGTACAAAGATGTTCAAGTAGGTATTGAATTTATTACTCCAGAACAGGCTCAAATTTATATGGGTCGTAATTTTAAAAATAATAGAAAAGTTGTTCTAAGTAATATTTTGGAATTAGAAAAAGAAATGAAAACTGATCGTTTTATTCTCTCTGATTCTGCTATTTGTTTTAATACAGAAAATGTATTAGTAAATGGACAGCATAGGTTATTAGCAGTTATAAAAACTGGTCTTACACAACCTTTTTTAGTTGTAAAAAATTTACCTGATAAATCTAAGTTGATTATGGATGTAGGTAAATCGAGAGTTATGCACGACAGGATTACTGTAAGTGGTATCGCCATAAATAGAAAAGATTGTTCTATTATTCGTCATGCAATGGCTAGAGTGAATGTAGCTACTGGTGTACAACAATTTGCAAAGCCTTGCCACGATAGTATTGTTGCTCAAACTTACCTAAAACATAATCAGTTTTTAAGTTATATAAATAAATTACATTGCTCAAAAACACGCAATATTTTTATTGCAGCAGCTTTAAAAATTTATGCAGAAATGATTTATAACAAACATTCTGGAAAGCGTAAATTAAATCACGATATGACACCAAAAGAAAGGGCAATTCATTTTTTAAATATAGTTTCTTGTGGTATGGCATCACCTATAAATGGTGTAGATAAGGATATTAAACCTGTAGATAGAGCAGCACAATTACTATACAAAAAAACTTGTGACAGATCCTTAAAGTCTTCTTACTGGAATAGTGCTGATGCTTGGGCTTATACATTAAGATCAGCATTTCATTTTATGTGTGGTACAGATACAAGTTATATAAGACAAGCATTAGAAGACCCTTTTAAATTATTTATTGATCTTCCATCTACAAATGAGATAATTGAAATATCATCAACACAAGCCACTAACTTAACTTAGTGGTTTGTACAAACCTAACTAATTTTTATAACATGGAAGACAAGAAAAACTATGTTCGAGTGATTTTTCAACTCGAACCAGATCGGCATGAGTTTGTAAAACAAGAGGCCGATAAAAATGGTGTGTCTACTAGTCAGTATTTACGCAATCTTGTTAGAGAAAAATATTATAGTGGCAGATTCTCTTCTATGTTTGAAGAGCAACGACAAGAAAAACTAGATGATGGTTTTGAGCAAGATCATGTCGCTATGTTGGATAAACTACGAAGCAAGTTTGCAGACAAACCAGATTATTCTTTTAAATAATGTATTATGGAAAAAACTACATCATTAGATGTCGAACAAAGAGA